AGGACCTAGAGATGGTCTTGCTGGTATAGTGTCTACACCAACTTATCTAGTAGGTGAAGGCCGTATGAATGAAGCTGTAGTTCCACTACCTAATGGACGGGCTATTCCAGTACAAATGCATGGTGGAACTAACCAACAAAATAATGTTTCTGTTAATATTACTATGGACGGCTCTGGAACCTCACAGACACAAAGCAGTGGTAAAGACTTACAAAACCTTGGTGCTCTAGTTGCAACTGCGGTACAAAAAGAGCTAGTTGCGCAAAAGATGCCTGGAGGAATTCTTAATAAGTATGGAGCAGCATAATGGCAGCCTATTTTGTAATACCTAATAGCTTTACAGGAACTGGGGATGTTTCTGTTTCTTTAGACAATAATTTTACTATTACTCGACAGAAGAAAGAAAGAATTTCTGAGTTTGGAGATAACTATTTCTCATCCGTACCGCTAGGGCCAGGTATACGTATCTTACAATGCAGTCTTTCTAATAGGCCTACGTCAGAAGTAGACTTAGTTGAATCGTATTTTAATAGTTTGGCCGGAGGTTTAGTAAATGGTTTATTAATTGATGGCACTAGTATTAATGCGGTTGTAGAAAAATTTAATAAAAACTATCTAAATGGAGAAGTTTACTCCCTGGGGTTCAGTTTAAGAGAGGTTAAAAGATAATGCACTTTACTATTCCAGACTCTTTTACAGGTAACGGTGCCTTGCAGATAGATATTGATAGAAAACCAACCTTAGAAAGTGAAATAAATTTAATTCAGTTTCAAGAAGCTATGGGATACCCACTAGAGCAATCTAGAGCAGACGGTATAAACACTACTAAATCTACTACGCAATTTACAATAAATAATACTCTTGCTACTACAGCTAAAACTATAGACTTATATCTTGAGTCTTTAACAGGCCCTATAACAGTAGTTTTTCCAGATGGAAATAAAGAGGTATTTATAACAGATTGGTCTGTTAGAAGGATACATGCAAATTATTCTAGTGTTTCTATTAAAGGAAGGATTGTAACATGAGTGACGTAGTAGCTGATATTAATAAGCTAAATGTAGACTCAGACCTTGTAGAATTATATATGCTCCAGGTAGGCTCTGGATACGTTTATTTTACTCCTTATCATTCTTCTATAGTATTTAGAGACTATGAGTCTCCCTACACAGAAAGAACATATGTTAGTCTGCCACTAAATTTTACTGGGTTTGAGCACAAATCAGATGGAGCATATGCGCGACCAAGAGTTACTTTTGCAAATGTATTAAATACTTTTGAAAACTCTATTGTTAGTAATGATGATCTTATTGGTAATAAAGTAATTAGACGGAAAACTCTACTAAAGTATACTGGAACAGGCGGTTCTGGTGCTCCTACTGAGTTTCCTAAACAGGTATTTCTTATAGATAGGATAGAAGCAGCAAACGCACAACTAGTAACTTTTGAACTTTCAACACCTTTTGATCTTGCAGGAGTTACAGTACCTAATAGGTATGCAATACCTAATACTTGCACTTGGCGCTATCAAGGGGCTTCTACAATATCTGCAGTAAGTAATGGAGTTGGTGGCTGTACTTGGAGCAACAATAACAATGGTGTTGCTGCTTATTTTGACCGCAACAATAATTTGCTTATAGATTCTACACACGTACAATCTACTGCACATACAGGAGGCTCTTATACAAAAGACCTAGTATATAAGGTTCAAAGTACAGGAACTAGAAATAATCCGGATGGAACTACTACAAGTAGCAACATTTTTAACTTGTGGCAGCCTTATGCAACCGGAACAGGTGCTTTAGGGAGCTCGGTTGCCAGACGCGTTAGACAGTACACTACGTATAGTGCAGGAACTACGTACTATACTTTTACAGAGGGCGAGCTTTATAATGACTTAGTTTACTACAACGATCAGATTTGGGTTTGTAGAAAGTCTCACTCAGATACTCAAACTCCTACTGTAACATCTATTTATTGGCAACGAGCAGATGAGTGTGGCAAAAAACTTTCTAGTTGTATTGCTAGATTTAGGTCTACCCCTTCTTCCGCAAACGCTAGTGTGCCGTCTGTAGATGAATCACCACATGTACCTTTTTCAGAAACAGGAATTTTACCTTATGGCGGTTTCCCAACTTCAAGAAAATTTAGATAAGCAGATAGTAACTTCTTTTACCCCTGGAATAGAATCTTGTGGTTTTATTGTGGTAAGCAAGGGAAAAGCAAAGTACGTACCGTCAGAAAACAAATCTGCTACACCTGAAGACTCTTTTGTAATTGATCCAAAGCTATATGCTTACTACTCGTTACACACTGACATACTTTATATTGTACATACTCATCCTGATAATTGTGTTCCCAGTGAGCATGACTTAAGTGCTTGTAATGCATTAGGCATACCGTACGTAATCTATAATGAACAAACTCTTAAACATAGTATTACTTACCCTAAGAACTACAGATTTCTTTTAGGAAGAGAGTATGTTTTTGGAGAAAAAGATTGCTTTGAGGCTGCAAGAGATTGGTACACAATGCACGGTATTTATGCTCCCAAAAGAAGTCAGCATTGGAAAGATGACTGGTGGCTAGAAGGCTACGACTATATAAAAGAAGAAGTTAAAAACTGGCCTTTTAAAAAAGTAAATGACCTACAATATGGAGACCTTCTTACTTTTAGTATTGGTCATGATAAAGAAAACCATTTAGCGGTATACTTAGATAAAGATCAGATGTACCACCATGCGGTTAATAGATTGTCCTGCCGGGAGAATATGTACCCTTTTTGGGGTAAAAACTTAAGGAATATTTATAGATATGAAAAAGGTAATATTACAAGGGCATCTTGGAGATAAGTATGGCTCTGAATGGAATATGAAAGCTGATACATTTGGAGAAGTTTTTGGTTGTATAGATGCAAACTATCCTGGATTTCGTCAAGACTTAATTGATATGGCAGAAGCAGGAGGAGACATTGATATAAGTGTTGCGGGTGTAGATATTGATGTAGAAGAAATGTTTTACCCTATATCTAATGAAGATGTTATTATAATTACCCCTATACCAACAGGGGCTAAGTCTGGTGGGGCAAAAATACTTGCAGCAGTTGCACTAGTAGCTATAGCATTTATCGCTGCTCCTGTAGCAGCAACTTTTGCAGCAGGTACTTTTGGCTGGACAATGGCTGCACTACTAACAACTTTTGCAATCGCTTCTAGTCTTGCTCTAGCAGGATTGGAACAAATTATGAGTCCTGATCCTTCGGTTGATACGGATGAGAGAGATTACCTATTTACGCAAGCAGAAAATAATATACTAAGAGGTACCTCTGTTCCAGTTTTGCTTGGTGAAATGGTTGTAGGTGGTATAGTTATTAGTAATGCAATTAAGTCTGGAACATTTAGTAGCCAAGCAGGAAATGGGCACAGCACACATGGATCTGTTGGAGGTACGGGGTCTAGTTCTGGTATAGGAGCGGAAGACGGTCAAGTTGCCATAGTTCCTGGAGGCTGGGAGGGAGATATTGCTGATCTGCACGTTTCTCTTATTGAAGGTAATGGAGGTTATACTATGACGCAGAACATAGTAGAGCAATTAATAGAAATAGAAAGAATTACCGGGTCTCCTTTTGTACCAGCAAATATTAGTCCAGGAAGCGGTATGCCAGAAGGAATTATGCCAGGGCAAACAAGTGGTGGAGATCTCTTTGAAACTCTTTCACAACAACTTAGTATGGAGCAAGAAGGCACCGATTTATTTAAACGAAGTATAAATATAAATTTGGGGGGATAATGGCCAGTAATATTAACTTAAATAGTACCTCTGTTGGTATGGTAATGGATCTGATAAGTGAAGGGCCTATTAGATTAAAAAATGGCCTAAATTCTATATTTTTAAATGGAACACCCATATCAAATAAAGATGCAAAAGAGCAAGGTTTAACGTACAATGGTGCTCCTGTTTTTGCGAATAGTGATGGAACAGAGGTAGAGGCTTTTAGAGTAGTTGGTTCTTACTCTGATGGCAAACCGTATCCAGTTTTACTTATAGGCGCTGCTGCTAAATCTACTGTTTCTGCTTCTGTGGGTGATACAACCATTACAACAGATACAAGTTTCTTTCAAAGTAGTTGGGTAGGTTTTAGTCCTTCTGTGCAGGAAGTTCTACCTAAATTAAGAATTGAGGCGGGTAGAGCAGATGGAACCGTAAGCGTTCATTATATTGTATCGTATACAAGCGCTACACAAGCTGAAATATCTCCTGCGATACAAAAAGATCTTACTAGTGCAAATATATACTTTGATCTAAGCACCACAGGTGTTGCAAGCCTTGGGGCAGTAACAAATGCAACCATACGGACCCAAAAAGTTACTTTTGCGCTTGAAGATACAATACCCAGAACCGATTTATATAATGACTTAACGACAGGTACTTATTCAGACTGGACAAGTATTGAATCTTTAATCATGACGTCTTCTGATATGAATGATACTTTAAGAGTTGGTACTGGTCTAAACTTTTCTTCTGTTAAGGCAAATTTTAGAGAAGGAGCACAACTTCAAGACCCTGTTAAACTTTCTAATTTTTCATCAGGTACAACAACCACTATAGCTCCTGGGGTAGAGCTTCAGCAAGTAACTAGTATTGAAGATGAGTCTGGTACTACCCTGACCATTCATAATACAAGAAAAAAGAAAAATAAAGAAAATACAAACCTTGGAAATGTAAAACCAGATACAGGAGCAGGAGCTACTATATTAGATGCTACAACTGGAACAAATGGTTTTAATTTGTCTAATCCAGGAGCTGTTGACTCTATTGACCTAACAATTAATTTTCCTTCCGGTCTATATGCACAAAAAGCAAATGCGGATGGGGACATAAGAGATAATGGTGTATGTTTTAGAATTGTTTTAAAACATAAAACATCTAATGAAGCAACGTATAGAAGAAAACTTTTGCTTGGCCCAAAACTAACAGATATTTCTCCAATGACAAGTTTAATGGCTAGAGCCGTAGGACTAGGAGACGAAAATCATAGGTATACAGGAAGCGGTTTATTTTTTGCGGAAGATACAGACCCAGGGTCCATAGATATACACTTAGACTTAAAACCTTTTCAACCTTTCGACCATTGGCAGATAGAAATTAGCAAGGTTACTCCGGACTCTTTTACTTACGATAGTGATAAGTGGTCTACATTTGGCACAACAATTCTTGCTACTGCAAGCGCAAATATTGAAGATAAGTTTAGATATCCTTATTCTGCTTATGCTGCTATTGAATTTGGGTCTAATGAGTTCCAGGGAAAGTTTCCAGAAAGAAAGTACCACTGTCTTGGTGTAGAGTGTTCGGTCCCAACTAACTATGTGACTAGAGAAGAAGCTATTGATGGTGTAGCAGCTTATACTAGAAGTATTATTACTGGTGCTGTAGGAAGTAGCTACGTTCCTTGGGATGGTTCTTTTAGAAGAGCTTATACAAATAATCCTGTTTGGTGTTTAAGAGAAGTACTACTAAATAAACGTTGGGGCCTTGGAGAATGGATGACAGCTTCAGAAATAAACGATTACTCTTTATATTCTCTAGCAAGATATTGTGATGAACTTGTTCCTGATGGAAAAGGAGGCTTAGAACCTCGATTTACTTGTGGTGTATATCTGACACAACCTACAGAAGCATACAAGGTTATAAAAGATTTTTGTAGCATAATGCTAGCTTTACCATATTGGGTAGATGGACAACTAATACTAGAAGGGGATAGGCCATCAGAGCCTGTCTACACGTTTACGAAAGGCAATATTATTGATGGAGTCTTTTCCTATGAAGGAACAGGAAACAGAACTAGAATTAATCAAGTAGCGGTTACTTTTAATGATAAAGATAACTTTTATGAGCAAGCTGTAGAACTAATTGATGATATAGAAAACATAATTGCTACTAATAGGTTAAATACTTCAGAAGTTGTAGCTTTTGGGGCTACTTCTAGAAGTCAAGCTATCAGATACGGTAAATGGAAACTTTTAACTTCTAAACTACAAAAAGAAATTATTAACTTCAAAACAGCAGAAAATGCTTCTTATATTAAGCCAGGCAGTGTAATATTAGTACAAGATGCCGATAAAGAAAGGGTTAGACAATCTGGAAGAACTAGAGCAGATAGCACAGGTACTACTATAAATCTTGATGATACAGTAACGTTAACTTCTCCTTATACGTATGATTTACACCTTATAGTGCCTGGGTCTGTAACTTACTTACTACAAGAGTCTGCAACTATAAGTATTGGAGGAACTCCTACTGCATTTAGCTATGGAGATATTATTACGGGAGTTACTACAGAAGAAAGTGCCGAAGTACTAGTAGATACTAGCGGTAATCCTGTCGAGGTTCAGTTTTCTCCCGATGTTCATATAGAGACACGTACAGTTACTTCTACAGGAACCACAAATTCACCAGTAGTTTCTTCTGCTTTTAGTGTTTCAATTCCAAAAGATTCTGTATGGGCTTTGACAGTAAAAGATGGCGATGATATAGTTGAAGGTAGTCCAAAAGAATACAAAGTGCTGGCCGTAAGTGAGGAGTCTCCAGGAGTTTATGGTATTACTGCAGCAGAGCACTTTAATAGTAAATTTGATCTAATTGATGAAGATTACCTATCAGAAGCGCCAGATTATCAACCAAGAGACAGTAGTATACCTCCTGTTACAGAACTTACGGGCAACGCAATTCTTATTCCCCAAGGAGATGGTTTTACTAATAATAGTGCTTTTTCTAGGGACATAAAATTAAGTTGGGTAAGCCCTGATAGCAACCCCGGAGGTCTTCCTGGGGATAAAAATTACGACTCGATTATAGTATACTCTTTAGATGAGTCTTTTTCTCCTGTAACCTTACCCGATACGGCTACTAGTGTCAAGTACAATAATGTAGGAGTAGGTACTTATAGCTTTGGAATTCAAGCTAAAAGTTCTGTAGGACCTGCCTCAAAAATGGCTGAAATTACTGTAACAGTAGATGATACCTTAGAGACTCCTGGTATAGATTCTATTGTAAATATGCCTGTTGGCGGTACCTTTAATCGACCATTAATTATTTCCGGCAGTAATTTAACTGCTCCAAGTAATTATACTTTTACGTCCCCTAAGGGCAAAGAAACTACTGTAGGGAGTTAAATGAGCTATACTTCACTTTCCCTTTCTAATCTTGCTTCAGGAGAAACTGGCTATATTGCTTTTGATGCAGATTCTGGCTTTAAAGTTCTTTTAGAAGTAACTTTAAATGGTAATAGCTACTTTAAAGATATTACCACAGGAACATCTTCAAATCTAACAACAGTAGCCTCTACAGTAATAGCAAATGGTTCCTACGTTAGAGATATATCTAGTACCGGATCTTCTGATAGTACAGGTAATTTTTCTTCTCTTGCAGATCAAGTAGGAGCTTCTATTAAAGTTGGAGATATTTGGCTACGAATAACAAAATTTATAAATAACTCTCTTATAGCTGTTGATAAAACTGTTTCATTAAATAAAGTAACAGCAGGTTTTACAGTAGCAAGTCCTTCGATAATAAGCACAACTTTGCCGCATGGGTTTAGTGTAGATGATGAGATTGCTTTTTTGGCTACTGGAGCACTTCCTACAGGAATTAGCGAAAAAGTTAGATACTATGTAGGAACGGTTCCTTCTACCACTACCTTTACAGTATCTACTACTGCAAGTAATGGAACTCCTGTTGCTGTTACTGCAAGTTCTCCTATAGAAAACCACGCAATAGTTTCTGTGAATAGTTTGCTTATTCCTGCATATGTACCAGATAAATATGCAGACTCTATTATAGCAAAAGTTACAAACAATGCGGGCACTTATGAACTAGAGCCTTATTATAGTGTTTCACAAAGTAATGATACTCCACTAACATTAGTAAGTAGTCTACCTGCTTCTGGAAATTATGTTGGTGAAGCAGTACTGTTAACAACAACAAATACTATATATACTTGGACGGGTTCCGCATGGGATGAGTCAGCAGGATTAAGTGTTACAACTGTAAATGCTTATCAGCGATCTACTACACTGCCATCGACCCCAACGGGCGGCTCTTTTAACTTTTCAACAAATACTTTAACACCTCCTACGGGCTGGTCAGCTTCTGTACCTAGTGGTACTGATCCAATATATGTTGTTTCTAGTGGCGCCTCTGTAACGGGTACTTCGGGCACTGATAGTTCTTTAGACTGGACAACTCCTATTATTTTGGCACAAGATGGTGTTGATGGAGTTGATGGTGCTACTGGTCCTGCAGGTGCTGATGGTGCTGATGGTCCTACTGGTCCTGCGGGTACAAATGGAACTGATGGCGATGACGGTAAACAAGTAGCATCTGGACAAGTTTATTACCAGCTATCTTCTGCTTCTGCCCCAAGTACGCCAAGCGCAACATCTTATACTTTTGCAACAGGTGCTTTTAGTGGGCTTACTACTAATTGGAGCACATCTCCTCCAACTTTTGAAGCAGGAAACTCAAACAAATATTGGTTCTCTACTTTTACAGTACAAGAAACAACAGCAGGAGGAGGAACAGGAACTCCTAGCTTTACAGCATCTTCTCAAGGCTTTGGTTTTAGCGGTCTTGTTACTTTTAGTGGCACAGAACTTACAGATGGTACATCCACCTACAACCCTGCTAGTGTAATTAATAATAATGTAACTACTGTAAATGGTGGGAAAATTACAACTAACAGTATTACAGCTAATACTTTAACTCTTGGAAATACCACTGGAAACGATAGGATGAAGCTGTATGATGATGGTATAGATATTTATAATGGTGGAGTACTACGTGTTCGTATTGGTAACTTATCACCAACAGGGAGAAGCTAATGGCATATGGAGTACAAGTTTTTAGTTCCTCAGGAGATACTTGGCTAGATACTTCTACGTTTACAGGCAAGATATTAGGTCAAACAACCATTACTGGAGGAACAAATGGTAATACAGGAACAGTATCAGACTTTTCGCTAGGTACTCCTTTTTATTTTTGTATTCCTACCTCTAGTACTCAAGGGTACAGCCCAGTACTTAGTATAGCTTCTAATATTTTGAGCTGGGACTGGGGCGGTCGATCCGGACAAAATCACTTTTTATTTTATGGAGTATTTTAATGTCCTATGGTATAGAAATTGACAACTCTTCTGGCGTTCTACAGATAGATGAAACACATTTAAATCTTGGCTTAGTTACTAGCGGTACAGGTACTTGTACTACACCTTTTGGGGGTGCTTCTCGTTTATATTCAACTATAATAACTAAAGCTACCGGTGTAACATACCCGGTTATTGCTATTCATACCTATGGAAATGCTATTGCTTTAACAAGTATTAGTATCTCAGGGGGTAGCGCCAGTTGGCAATTTGCTGGTGGGCAAAATGATGAGTTTATCTATTATATTTTTGATAAGTATCCTACTTCAACAACTGGATACGGGTTTCAGGTATTTGATAGTAGTAGTAATGTTACCTTTAATAGTAACTATCCTCCTATGAGTGTAAAGGCTTTTGGAACAACTAATACTAATAACTTGTCTTCCGGTCCTGTATACGCAGCAATTATTGAGGCTCCCTCATACTCAGAAACTTATTTACAGCTGTCTCCAACATTGTATGTATTTACTAGCAGGTATCAAGGAGTTGTAACCTCATCTACTGGTGCTCAAACTTTTGGCATGATTAGTGAAAACTATCAAACATCTTCTGGAGGCACTGATATTCCTAGTACAACAAGAAACATTACTGTTATTGATGTTACTAATATGGGCACGCAACCTTCTGGAGCAAGTTATGCTATTTCACCGAGTACAACAACAGTAAATGAGGGCTCAGCGGTAACCTTTACAGTCACTACTTCTAACGTATCCGATGGTACTACACTTTATTGGACAACAACGGGAGATACAGTAGCAGCAGATTTTACTGATACTAGCACAAGTGGCACAGTAACAATAAATAGCAACACAGGGTCTATTGTTAGAACTTTAGATAATGATACAACGTCTGAAGGTGCAGAAGTATTTGCCTTACAGTTACGCACAGGAAGTACTTCTGGAACTATTGTTGCAACAAGTGCTTATGTTACTGTAAATGATACATCAACAGGAACAGCTACTTATAGTCTTTCAGCACCAACATCTATTGATGAAGGCTCTGCTGGTATTGTTAATGTAACTACAACAAGTATATTTGATGGCACTATTCTGTATTGGAAAGTAGAACCTACAGCAGACTTTAGCACAACACAAGGCACCGTAACAATTACTAGCAATGCGGGTAGCTTTAGTGTTACACCTACAGCGGATAACACCACGGAAGGCGCTGAAACCGGTACAGTAAGGCTATATACAGATTCTGCAAGAACAAATCAAGTTGCAACAGATACCTTTACAATTAATGATACTTCACAAGACCCACCAGACTATACACCAGCAGTAACAGGAACTTGGAGTAATCTTTCTGATACTACAAATGGTGATGCTGACACAGGAAATGTTACACTAAGCGATATCAACCAGACAATTAATCTATACTGGACTAATGCTGGTGGAGATAGTGATCTTATCACTGTACAGTATAGTGTTAACGGTGGAGCGTTTACAACACTTGCAGAGGGCTCTTCAAATACTGTAGCCATTACTAATGGTCAAACTCTTGGGTGGCGAGTTACAACAACCCAATCTACTAATCAGACTGGTACAATTACAATTAAAAATGGTAGTGATAGTGATGCTACTGTAGGTAATACATTTACTTATACTCTTGCTGTTGCAGCAGATGTTACACCAAATGCTGTTAACTGGGGAGACTGTATCGATACCGTTAACGGAATTGGTACTAATTCGAATCAAACAATTAGTGGAATTACAAGCTCAATTAATTTGTATTGGGTCAGAAGTGGTGATGCAAATATTACCGTATCTTATAGTAAAAATAATGGATCATATACCACAATTG